ATATGCGTCTGCATTAATAGTAGTACCATAACATTGGCATCTTATTGTGTTGATAGAAGTGTTACCTTCTCCTCCATATATTGTCACAGACAATCTTTCCCAATCACCTCCCCCTGAGTGATAACTACTTCCATACCCCCAATAACTGCTTCCGCTTCTAGTGGTATTAACGTGTATTCTAGCCATAGAAGCTTGATCAGTTTTGCACCACACTGAAACTGTATAAGTTTTACTGCTATCTATAGATCCCGGATCTGTTCCAGAAAAATTACTTTCGCTATTACCGCCAGCTCTTTTTTTCATTTTCCACGCTCCTGTGAATCCCGGACCCCTATAGTTAGGCACCCACTCCATTCCTCCATCGGAACTTATATTAGAATTTGGATAATAGCTCCAATCCCACACTGTTCCATGTAAATTATTGTGGTAAGTAGCATTGCTAGTAAAGGCAGTATTGGGATTAGTAGGGACCATAGTGCCAATGTCAAATGTAGTAGTCGGTTCTCCTCTATTGTATCTGTATGTCTCATGACTTTCAGACACCAGAGGGTATCCTGTATCAAAACCAAATACCAATCCGTTGGTAACAATATCTGGGTTAGCATGTGCGCTCATAGTCCGAATCTTCCTTTCGTTGCGTTGTAGTTTTGGAGGACTTCTGAGGCTGTCAATGCTTTATTATAAATTTTGACTGAAGCTATTTTCCCTTGCCAAGCATCAAAATTATTCCCAGTCCTGCCACCAATAGCTAGATTATTACCAGCATTAGTTGATATATTACCAGTATTAGCTTTAGTAGCTACTAACCCCCCATTGTAGTAACCCTTTTCATTAGTTCTATCATAGGTGTAAACCACATAATACCATTTACCCACTTCTATGTTTTGGCCCCACTCAAATTGATTATTACCAACATTGGTTGTCTGAAATCCTCCTCCACTAATAGATTCATACGAAGCGTCATAGTGTAAAATATATCCATTCCCATAAACCCCCTTGCCAATAACATGACCATTACTAGTAATGGTATCCGAATTAACCCAAGCAGCCAATGTAATAGTACCAGAAGGATCTATATCAACAGAAGAGTCGCTTCCACATTCTACTCTATCACCAACGCCATCAAAAATTAAAGACCCCCCACCCTCAGAAGAGAAATTAGATTGATCACTCATATTCTCAGGGTTTCCATCATTACTACCCGCACGATCCTTCCACTGTCTTTGGTAAGAAACAAATGGTGTAGCTAATGGAGAAGATGCGCTAGTATGTTCAACTTGAATCTCTTTGATATCTACCGTCATATTGTCTGACGCTTGGACATCAAAGAAATCATATGTCTCATCGTAGGATGATCTTGACGCATAAGCTGTTTCATAATACCAACCATCACCTATATCCTTGGTCACTCTTGTGACACCTACGTCACAAAAATCAGTCACCTGAAAAGTGCCTGACCCAGATGTTACCTTGTACTTATAGCTCATTATGTAAGTTTCTCCATTTGTCAAATTCGTATGATCAAATGCAAACCTAAAAGAGATATAACTACTAGAGCCTTTATCCAAAACAAACCTATAATGGTAATCATTAGCGCTCACTGTGGACTGAGTTCTCGTCCCCACTAAGTTGCCTGTTGTCCAGTTAATCGTGCCATTTGAATTATTAGCTAAATTAGTAGTAGGAGGAGCCAATAAACTCTTTTTATCCGCTGCATCTAAGCAGAGGACCAACCCATCTGTTATTATTTTTGGTGAATATGATGTAGCCATAATTATGAGAATCTACCTTTTGTGGCGTTATAGTTTTGTAGGACTTCTGAAGCTGTTAAAGCTTTACTGTAAGCTCGTACGAATGCTACTTTGCAAGGTAAAGCTCCAGACTGATTATCTCTATTAGCTATCAATAAATCTGTTCTTGTCCCCTGCGTAGATAGATCACCCTGACTTGAACCAGTATCACTATCTACATAAACACCATTTCTATATATTTTTACAGTGTTTCCCCCAGAATACACCGCAACATCATGATACCAAACATTTGAAGTCGGATATATCCAAGCAGCTTCGATTCTATTATTAAAGTCAGAAGTCCCTGATACAGCGAACGCCCAATTATTCGAACCACCTTGACCAAATGAAAATCCATTATATGGACTTCCCGCTTTTCTCTCAAAAACACCCCCTCTTCCTCCTGAACCAGTTAATTGAAAAAGAAACTCAATAGTAAAATCCCCAGTGTTTGGAGTAACAGAACCACAATATGCTTTATCATCCGTACCATCGAAAGCTATACTACCTCCAATATCAGAATCAAAAGTAGAATCGTTAGTTAAAGTACCATTATTACCTTCTCCACTTCTATCAGTCCAAGTACTACCACTACCTCCATACGACTTACCATCCCCTGCATCTAAGCAGAGAACTAAACCATCAGTTACTATTTTTGGTGAGTGGGATAATGCCATAATCTATTCTTCCATTTGACCTGTGGGAGTCCACGCTTCTTCAGAAAGAACCTCAAGGATCTGACTGTGAGAGTATGGCCCTTCAGTATTAGTTAAATCAGAAACAAAAGATGGAGTTTCACCTTCCCATTTAACAAACGATTTTGTTTCATCTACTGACAAGCGAAGCGTTTCCGTTGAAGTTTCCAACACGTTTTTAAAGTCGATTGAATCGACTTCCGACATATTAAAAATTAAGTAATTTCTATTTTCGAACATATTTTTATTTATTTTAAATGTTTTTCTAATGCATCTACATCCTTCCGGGTTGCATGCACCACATAATTATACTGGCCATTGGGGGCTAATCCACTGACTTTTATTCTTTTATTGTTTTGCTCTACAATAAAGAGCTGCTGCATTTGACCAACAGAAGTTAATTGTACTGTCACACTGTCCTCATGAACAAGCCAATCCCATTCTTCTGGTAGTTCAACTACTTCTTGATCTGACTTACCCCGAACATATACACCATGTTCATCACTCTCAACCACACCGTACTGGAGCTTCCCGCCAGTTTTGGGGTTATCTACTAAGAATGATTTTGTTGTAGCTGAAAGGTGACCAGTAACTGTCACACCGCCACTTGTTGTTTCAAACTTTTTAGAACCACCATAGTATAATTCTACACTATTAGACTCATTCATATTGGCTAGAGTATTTCCAACTGAGTCTTGGAATAAAATATCGTTACCGCCTTTTATAATTAAATCACCTGTACCAGTCTCATTAATATAACTATTAGAACCATCATGGTAGATTCTTAAATCTGTACCTTGTCCAAATTGAGCTTGAATATTATCTTCAAACCTCATATTTTTAGAGACTACATTTTGCTCAGTACTACCATCTAACCTAAAGTATTCTGTTGTACCACCAGAGCCATCATCTGACTTAAAGATGATATCACCATCGTCTTGACTATTACTGATTTGTAAACTTCCGCTCTTATTTGTTAAATAAGTACTAGCTCCATTATGGTGCATTTCAAAATCTCTACCTGTACCGATAGAGAGAACAGATAAATCAGGAAATACAGTATAAGCATATGTACTTGCTGAGCTACCATCTAATCTAAAGTATTCCGTAACACCACCAGATCCGTTATCGCTTTGAAAGACAATATCCTTATCATCAGCATTGTTTCTGATGTATAAGTCGCCTGTGTCATTTTCCAAATAAGAATCTGTGCCATTATGAAGAATACTAAAATCTCCACTAGAACCTGCTTGAATTCTTATACCATCTTGCGCTCTAAAGTTTTTATAAGCTCTTGTTAAGACTCCACCTCCATCTAACTGCAAGTAACTAGTTATTCCACCAGAGCCATCATCTGATTTAAAGAGAATATCTCCATCTGTAGCATCATTTATAATATTGAGATCCCCTGTTATATTATAAATACTACCTGAACCTCCTGAGTGCTGTATTCTTAAGTCGTTACCCGACCCCCAATAACTCGATACACTATCACCGTGAAGCGTGCTACCAGTCATCGTACCACCTGCTAGTGGTAAGTAGGTGGAAGAAGCAGAACTAGTAGTAAGGTAAGTGTTACTATCTACGCTACCATCAGCTTTAAGGAACTGACTTGATGTTCCACCAGATTTAATAAAGGATGAGGCAGTAACATTTCCAAAAACTTCTACGGTATCAGTTGAGCTTCTTTTTATATAGACTAAATCAGTAAGTGTAGAAGAAATTAAGCCTCTAAATTCAAGTCTATCGCTAGCCCCATTATAATTAATATCAAAATTAGTAGTTCCAGATACCTCAGAAAATATAATCGTGCCATTTGGATCAGTATTAGCTCCAGAACTATCTATTAACGTAATAGTGGGATCTGTTGCAGAAATTCTTAAATCGCCAGTTAAAGTGCCACCTGCTAGTGGTAATGCAGCAATGTCACTAAGAATATTTGCTTTAGTCCTAAAATGAACGTCACCAGCGCTTTGAACTAGAATCCCGTCATACGAGGCATTGTTCGAAAGACTTGAGAACGTTACTGCAGAAGCCGCTTCAAAATCAGTACTAACTGTTAAGTCTCCTGAGATCGTAGCATTGTTTGCAACTGTGACATTGTTCGCAAAGGTCGCAATAGAATTGCTTAATGCTAGTGCTTGTTGATTACCCGCTGTTTTAAAATCAAAATTATTAGCACTATGTGAATATATTATTACTCCATCTCTGTTACCCGCTGGGTTATCTCCCGCTCCTTCTTCATCTAAATCATCAGCAAAATGTATAGATCCTGCACTAGTATCACCAGAATATATTGTTATACCTTGACTGCCAACACCGCTACCTACAACTAATTCGCTAGCTCCCGTGTTTGGTGTAATTGAAGCAGGGGTTGATATGTTAACTGAACCTGCAAAAGTTGCATTACCCGTATTGTCAATACTGAAAGTTTCTGTTGTCGAAGAAGCACTATCGTCATACCATTGAAACTGTATTTTATTACCACCAGAACCTCGGATTATGTAAATATCATTCGGGTCAGTAAAAGAATTTGAATCTGTAAAACCTAATGTTGGCCTTGTTGAATTTATATATATACTAGCAGAACCTCCGTTTGAAGTTGATGTAATATTATCTGCGCTTAAATCACCTGCAAAGGTTGCATCACCAGTAGAACTAATAGTTAAAGCTGTTGCATCAACAGAAATAAACTGGAACCCGTTACCTGTCGCTCCTGTAGTCGCTTTCCATACACCACCGAAGTTTCTGAACTGACCACTAGTGCCACTGTAAACATTTGCAGAAGAAATTATCCCAGAGGGGTTAAACTGCGCTCTAAGTGTACCTCCAGTCGTGATACCTAACGTATCAGAACTCCCAGAAGCAAATCTAAGAAGACCAGTATCAGTATCACCAGAAAAGGTTATAGCAGGCACAGAAGGGGAACCATCAGGAGTAATCGCAACCCTCTCGCTGAATGTCCAAGCGCCAGTAGAGTTAACCCAGTTTATTGTCTTATCTGTAGCACCTTTAAGAGTGATGCCACCACCGTCAGCGGTAGTGTCAGTAGGAGTAGCGACTGTTCCTAACTCAATGTTTTTATCATCAACTTGAAGGGTTGTACTGTTTATTGTTGAAGTTGTACCGTTGACTGTGAAGTTCCCACTGACGACAAGATCATTGTTTACTGTTACGTCACTAGAGGAATCGACTGTTAAGGCAGTGGTTCCCGCAGTAATTAAGTTGATAGTGTCAGTGCCAAAATTAAGTTTAGTATCTTCGTCGCCAGCATGCCTTAAGTCAGATGATATATGGACCCTTGCAGCTTCTACTGTTGCGCTAGCTTTGATATCGCCTGTAACTTCAAGTTTCTTACTCGGAGTCGATGTTCCTATACCAACGTTACTACTATCAACAACAAGGATATTACTATCTTGCGTAGTTCCACCAACAACCCTATTGACAACAAGTTTATTGCTTGAGTTAGTCGCTATATTGTAAGTAGATGTAGTAGCATCTGGGCTAGGATTAGAAAACCATAATGTTGATTCTAAAATAACTGATCTGCCTAAAATATGAGCATTACCCGCTCCAAAAGAATGACCGTAACCGTCCCTAGATCCATCTTCTATACCCCTCTCAACTGATATTCCAAATCCAGAGGAACTGTTTACATCTAATTTAGCAGACGGACTCGTTGTTCCTATACCAACGTTGCCAGAAGTATCGATATTTAGATTATTTGCATGTGTGCCAGCCTGAAATCCAAATGCTCCTTTGCCATTTTCAGCAGAAAGATAAACTGTTGTATCATCATCATTAAGAGCTATGGCGCATTTATTATCTAGAGAATTAAAGGAAGCTACTACGTCATCTGTTGACTCTACGTCTAATCTATGAGAAGGATTAGTTGTTCCTATACCAACGTTGCCAGAAGTATCGATTAGTATATCTCTATCATAATTGCTACCCCCCAAACCAAGAGGACCAGTAGTATTTTGAAGATAACCATAATTTGTACCTTCTAAAAGAATAAGGGAGTCATTAGTATCTGCCCTTTTTAACCTTATTGAAGAGGCTGATGAAGCACTCTCAATGTCTAATTTATGGTTAGGATTCGTTGTTCCTATACCAACGTTACCGTCATTATCAGCAACTATAGTGTTGTTAGTCGTGCCACCATTTTTTGTGATTAACTTAAATCCATAAGTATCATTCGCTGTCCTATCATTAAGATAAAATACAGGCATACTAGTAGTACTTCCAATAGTGTAGAAACCAAAATAACCACTATGCCCTGCATTTATGTGGCCCACTCCTCCTGCGCCAGCAGCAGCAGGAGCAATAAAGTCGGAACCAATTTGCCACGAATTATTACCACCAGTATTAATATAGAATTTACCACCACTACTAGCCATATCTAATGTAGTAGAGACTATTGTGCTAATCTTTAAATTATAACCTGCTGTATCAGCTCCTATCGAATGTGTATATGTACCACCTGCTGACTTGATAAGTAAATCATTCGTACCGTTAACAGCTTGGTTAACAATAAGCCTGTCTGTAGAAGCAGTTCCATTAACATCTAACTTAAAGCTTGGACTAGTTGTTCCTATACCAACTTCACCAGAGGAATTTATAGTCAATCTGCTTAACGAGTTCCTAGCATCATATATATCGAAAGAACCTTCTGTTCCTCCTGCTCTTACTCGTAGCGCCCATCTGTTTAAACCCGGATTAAGATTGTTAGCGCTATTTAAAGCGATGTTTCCAACAACTTTTAATGTCCCATCGTTATAAGAAGTATCTGTCCCCCCCGCTACTACAAGTTTAGAACCCGGAGTAGTTGTTCCTATACCAACGTTACCCGCATCCCCGTCAACCGTTAGTCTATCAGCCCCACCCGCCAAGACCCTGATGTCATTGCCACTCCTATAAATGTATTCGCCTTCAGAAGTTGACGAACCAAATACAAATCCATTACTACCTGCGGCGTATACATTGTTGGATGCTAAGACATTACCTGTAACTGAAACACCATTAGATGTTGTTTCAAACTTCTTGACATTGTTGTGGTAAAGTTCAACAGCACCGTCTGCAATCCCTTTGAATAATGTTTCACCAGTATATTTTTGAACTACAAACTGAGCATTAGCTCTTACAAATAAATTGCCAGTCCCTGTATCATCAATATAACTAGCAGAACCATCATGGTAGATTTGAAGATCGCTGTTATCCCCAAATAGAGCTTTCCTGCCATCACCATAAAAAGAATCTTTATAGAAAATATTTAATCCTGCCCCGCCATCTACTCTAAAATATTCCTGAAGAGTCCCTGATGAATTTTCAGCCTGAAGTTTAATATCACCCCCGTGTACAGTATTACGTATATCTAAAACACCCGTTTTATTTACTATATAACTATCACCAGCCGAAGAGTGGTATAATTCTAAATCTTGAGCATTTCCAAAACGAACTTTAATATCATCGTTCAGATTTATATTACCTGACATCGTACCACCTGCTAGTGGTAATGCAGCAATATCACTAAGAACTTGTGCTGCTGTTCTAGTTCCAAGAGTACCACCATCACTCACAACGAAAGGAGAAGCTGATGCAGAGTTAAGGCCAGTGAATTCGACATCTCCACTAACTGTTAAATCACCTGTAAGAGTACCGTCTGTAGCAGTAACTGAACCTGCAAAAGTTGCGTTACCAGAAGAGTTGATTGACAATCTTACCTGATTGTTTGTTCCTAAACTTAAAGTCCCAGCTTCTCTATTATTTATTGTGAAGTTGGAACCACTGGAAACAAAAGCTGTTCCATCTGATGCTGTTGTTCCTGTTGTGTTATTTGTAAACTTTAATTCAGAGTTGGATGCAGCATTTATATGCAAGCCTGTTCCACCTGATTGTAAAGCTGGAGCAGTTGTTCCTATACCAACGTTACCAGCACCATCAATTCGCATCCTTTCAGCTAAAGCATTAGATGTATTACTAGTCTCAAAAATCAAGTTACCACCATTGGTATTAGTGGCCCACGGGCTAGTATGTATTGCAGCTTGATCTGTTTGGGTACCTGAAGATGTAGTGCCATAAAATAATAGATCATAACTGGAAGCTGAATTACCAGTGCCTATGCTGGCGATTTTTAGGTTACCACCAACCTCTAATTTTTCACTAGGACTAGTTGTTCCTATACCAACGTTACCGTCATAATCTATATGTAGTTTTGTGGTAGGAGAGGTTGAAGTAGCAGTGTCTAATGTCTGAAAAGACATGCTAGTACCTCTTGTCGTGTAAACAGAGTCGTCGTTAATCTGGTGCAGAATTCTACCAATTGTTCTTTGAGTAGTGCCGTTGTAGGTAGAACCTCTAAATACAATTCCTTGACCAAAACCAGTATACTCCAAGCTTGTTGTATGCTCTGTTTCTAGCGTTAAAACATCAATTGGGGCATTTCTATCACCAGTAGTCCCTACATATGCGTGGAGCTTAGTATCTGGACTAGTTGTTCCTATACCAACGTTGCTATCTAGAATATAAGAACTATTGCCTCCAGCAGAAAGTCTTACTTTATTCACGCCATTATTATGTCTAAGGTAGAGACTGCCGTGACTACTCTCTTGACCTAAAGCCGCTATTTTAACTGTATTTCCAGAGTGTACTAATGTTATTTCATCTATATTACTCCCTGATGATTTTACTTGTAGTTTAGAATTAGGACTATTTGTTCCTATACCAACGTTACCAGCAGAAATGTGGTTAGCTGTTCCATCAGTATAGAAAGCTATTTTTTCTACACCCCCGTCATACATGTGGAATCTAGCTCCATCAGTGGATTTCTCTGCTATTTGAACAATAGCATTAGTATTGCTGTTTCCCTGTATTGTTAAAGCAGAGTCTTTTGAGCTAACACTGTTTGATTTTATAGTTAAAGGCGATGTTGGACCCGTTGTTCCTATACCAATATTACCGTTTGATTTAATATATAGACTAGATGAACCAGCACTACCTGATCGTGGGTCGCCTGATAAGAAATTAAGATGTGTAGAGTCTAAATAGATTTCACCTATACCACCAGCAGAGCTATCAAACCATAACCTTGGCGATTGCCCTCTTAAAATTAGTTCTGCTCCGTTAGTTGTGTCAGAAACAGCGAGAGTTGTTATTGTTGAAGTGTAACCACTAACTAAAGGGGCTGGCCCTATATGAAGTTTAGCTACTGGATTAGTTGTTCCTATACCAACATTCGTTCCATTATCATATGCAGCTCCAATCCCTAAGGTATCTGAATCTATCCACCTCGCTAGGTAATTAGCGGTTCCTGAGCCATCAACTGGCCCCGCTCCGATTGGCATTTCAATTACGTTACCAGAGGAATCAACGCCTAGTTTTTGCGTTACTGTCCCCGTGAATGTTCCAGCTCCGTAGTTGTTGAATTTAATAGCTCCAGCGGAGCTAATACGCATTCTTTCGGAAAGGACAGTGAAGAAAGCTAGTTCCCCAGTATCAACATTTGTACCATTTTTAAATGCTCTTATTTCCGCTACCCTACCGTTAGAAAGCGTTGATTGATGGTTTGTAAATGCTAAATAAGCGAAATCATCAGCGTCATCAGCGTCTGAACTTCCAGATAAGACTAACCCAGCTTGTTGAAGAGTTGTTGAAGATGAAGATCCTGCTGAAACTTGGAGCGCAGTTTCTAAGAAACCAAAATTATTTGGACTAGCTGTTCCTATACCAACGTTGCCGCTCAAGTCTTGGACAAAAGCATCTGAATCTGATGAAGGTCCAATATTTAATTTACCACTAGCATCTTTCCATATTCTATGAGAAGTTGCATGTGAACTTGTTATAGCTAGACCATCAGACGCTGAATTACCTTTTTGTCTTAGGTGTAATGTTCCTGAACTAGCTACCCCTACACCACCATCTATTATAGTTTGACCATCTTGCTCAACGACAAATACAATATTACTGTCATTACTTGTAGATGTGTTGCTTTGGATTTCAAATCTATTAGTTGTGTCATCATTATTACTATCAATAAGTAATCTAATATCTCTGGTTGATGCAATTTCAACTTCTTGACCACTTGCAGATTCGATTCTAACTGTTCCGCTAGAATTTGTAATAGCTCCATTGACATCTAATTTAGCTGCTGGACTCGCTGTTCCTATACCAACGTTACCTGTAGATTGGTCAAGAAGCATTAATGAAGCTGCTGCTTGGGCCGTATTTGTGCTATGTCCATCCGTTACCGTAGCCCCTATTGTTAATTTTCTAGGACTCCCATCCAAAGTTCCTAAAAACCAATTATAGTGGTTACCCGAAACTGAATGATTCATCGAAATACCAGCTTCGGCAGTGCCAGATGTCTCTCGTATTTGGATTACGGGTGTGTTTCCTTCTACATGTAGTTTTGTATTTGGACTATTCGTTCCAATACCAACGTTACCTGTATTTATATAAGAGTTTCCATCTACATCTAAAAGAATTCCAATGGCATTACTTGATGTCTTGAGTTTTATAGAACTAGCGTCATATTCGCCCCATCTAGTTGAAGCATTCGTATAGTCGTATAAAAATATCTGGTTGTTCTTAGCTGTTTGTGCAAAGTGTAAAGAGCCTCCACTAGCTTTAAAGTAAGCGTTGCCATTTGATAATGGCTCTATAGTAAAGTAGTTGGAGGCATCATAAGAAACTCTCAAATCTCCAAACACATCTAACTTATCAGAAGGTGTGGTTGTTCCAATACCGACATTACCATCACCTGCTGGAGTCCCGATATACATAACTGTTCCAGCACCACCTACGATATGAATAGGTTTAGACCAACTCTTCCACTGCCAATAAGTTGAGCCTAATCCAAATCTATAAGTTGTTGCACCCCAGTCTATGTGACCATTATTCTCAATCTGTAACGCAGTAGTAAAAGAATCTCCATCTAGAATTAATTTACCCCCATTGCCATCAGAACCTAAAGGTTGAAGCGTTAAATCTCCAGTAGCTTGGATAACATCAAGAACACCACTAACCCCAGAGAAAGCGTCAACGTTAATCGTTCCTGTAGCGGAAGGAGTTGCATCGAGGATTTCTTGAAGTGTTTGATCGTCAGTCTCAGAAGTAAGATAACCTTGGGAAGCTACCCAAGATTCGGAAGCTATCTGAGAACCCGTTAGTTGTGCGCTAGTCTGACCACTTAAAACAATAAGATCACTACCATACTCACCCATCGTGATCTTGTCATATGTAGAAGTGGATTCAACCTCTACGATAGGGAGACCAGCGGCATCGTTGACTGAGAAGACGGTTCCGGTAACTTCATCAGTTACCCCGAATAAACGGCCATTCGAACCGTCTACACTGAAGTCTCCACCAGCAATATTAAACTCACCAGTTTTAGAGAATACACCTCCTGAGAAATCCAAGAACAAGGCATCATCAGCGTCAGACTGTTTAGTTCTATTATCGTTATCACTAAGGTAGACTGCACCTTGGTTTGTCACATTGACATAAGAGCCAAAAACTTGCGCCCCAGCAGCACCACTAACAGTATTGTCGAGACCCCCACCAATGAAACCATAATCAGAAGTAACTATCGAATTGTCCTTACCTCCTCCTATAACAGCATAATCAGATCCTGAGATATCGTTATTTACGCCGCCAATACTACTAGAGTAATCTGAGTCTATTATATCTATACCGGATCCAGCCCCTATAAAACTAAAGTTGCCACTGCTAGTGCCGGAAATAGTGTTTTGAGTTCCAGCTACTATAGCGTCATAGTCGCCTTTAATTAAGTTTTGTGTACCCAATAATATGGCAGAACCATATGAAAAAATCCTGTTACCAGATTGATCTGAAGCACCGCTAACATTAAAGATAGCCTTGTCAGACTCGAAAAATAAAGCAGAATCACCCTCAGAACTGTCACCATAAATCTTAGATCTAGCATTTTTCCTAAACTCTATACCGTTTTCATGCAGGCTGTAAATCGGGCCACGGAAAGTTGATACTGCACTGCCATTAGTTGTCAAGCCATTACCTAATGTTAGCAAACCACCAATACTCATTGCTGTGGTGGTGGATGCATCAGCGTCACACACATCCTGCAGGTCCAAAGTGTACAGGTCTCCACTTATAGTGTTTATAGCTGTAGTATTATTCCCTACATTTGTCGTGTTACTAGTTACATAACCGCTCAAAGTATTTATTGAGCTAGTATTTGTCGAAATATTCGAAGTGTTAGTGCTGATGTTAGAAGTGTTTGCCGAAACATAAGAACTTAATCCATACCTACCATCCAAATCCGCCGTCTGGTCTGCCGCCCCATCGACACTCAATGTTAAAACACCATTGCTGGTATTAAAGTTAGCACCAGTAAGGTAAAAATTATCAGAACTTCCAGCTTCTGAAGGAGATAAAGGTGTAAAACCTAAAGCTCCTGTCACGTCACCACTAGATATTTCAGTCAAATAATTTGTGTTGGGCTTCTCTGCATACTCAAATTTGAAAGGGCCGACTGTCCACTGATCACCCAGACCAATTGTACTGTATGGTTTTATCGTTAGGTACAGATCACTACCAGTAAACTGAGGAACATTCTCTTCAAACAAAAACACACTTTGATTTTTGTTTTGAGATAAGGTTTTTGTAGCTGCGAGATGATCCGCAGACAAAGGGTTGCTATCAAAATATGTAGACCCTGATGCCCAGTATATATCAACATGATCAAAGTTGGTATACTCAGGGCTGTTCAAGAAATCAAAATCAATTTTTAATTGTCCAGAAACTCCAGATAACACTTGGGTAGACGCAGACCCAGCAGAAGAGGTAAACTTGTGTCCAGTAGCTGTATCTGTTACAGTAACTGATGAAACTCTTGGCCTGTTCCCGTAAAAATAAAACTCACTAGTAGTAACATTGTCGTCCCGGTCTTTGATCTCAGTTTTTATACCAAAATGTGGCGCATAAAAACCAAAGATGTCTATATTGTTCTGCTCAGTAAAGGTGAAACTGGACTGCTTGTAGCCAGATTGATAATTAGCATAGGCTACTGAACCATCTGGTTCTAGTATACTTATATTTGATTCTGTAAGGAACGCACTTTTTAGAAAATCTCTAGCGTCCGTAACTTCCTGACCGTCCCTGTCTTGAATCCGAAGATTTAAAGTTAGATCTCTATAGTTATGAACACCGCTACCACTAGAAGTCTGAGTTACGTCTGTAGTATTTCCACTGTATACAGAATCAAATTGAAACAAGCCTGTATTGTATAAAGAGGAAGAATATGTATAAAAGTTATCCATGTTATGAGAATGTAATATTAGTTACAACTGGTCGGTCTAAAACTGAAAGGTTATCGTAAAGAAAGAATGATGTAATAGTGCTATAATCAGAATCAAAGAACTTGTTCGTGTTATTTGTATTATCTCCTATAGCTTTCACATTTAAAGTGAACTTTCCGATAACCCCTATGTTATCGAATTTAACTGAGTTTGTGTTCTGTGTTATAGAAGATTCTGATACTGACCCATTTGCATAATTTAAGATGGCATTGTACCCATTATTGTTTGTCACTTGGTCCCAATCACCACTTATAAAGAAAGTGTTGGCGTTTGTCCCCAAACCTGTCGTCAAAGATAGATTTTGAGGAGAAGACAAAGTGTCATATGTCACATCACCCACTTGGGTTTGAACTTGGTAAGCGTAAGTGTTCTCTTTTGGCTCGAAAGAAATATTGTTTTCTATTAGTTCGTACTTCCCTGTGTCAAATTTTGAAGCTGACACTAGGTAGTCATTGGGGGTATCTTCTTTTATAGAATCTATTTTGTACAAAAAATCAGAAGCATCTTTGATCTCAAAGCGGTAGGGGCTTCCTAGTTTTATATGTTGCAGGTAATCAGGTAGATCCACCCCACTGACATAAGACCCTATCTCATTAGCTACATTCCCTACTAACCCTGTAACTTGAAGTGTTAAGATCTGAGGGTTAGAACCTATAGTAATGTCTGATACAGACACCCCGTTAGTAGAATTGTCCACACCAGAGAATATGTCTTTCCCACTTATATTCCCAACACTCAAAGAAGGGTTATAAAAATATAGTTTTGAATGTGAATTGTTATTTAATGTAAATAAAGAGTAGTTTCTTTCTATATCCGTAGAACCACTTACTATCCTACTATAAAAATCATATTCATTTTTTGAAGCCGTAGTAGTTAAATCTGTCTCATGTGCCAAAAGGGTTCCTGACGCAAATATCCACTTCCCTAAAGGGTCTGGACCGTCTAGGTCATCGACGTGATAATAGATCTTCTTATTTTCAGTACCTGTGTACACAGGGTAATCTACAAAGATATACTCATCGTCATCTGCACTATCACAAACACTTTGTGAGTAAGCACTTAAATAACCAGAGAAGTTATAAAACCCAGTGTAATCACCTAGTCCGGGTATAGCACCATCTCCTGTTATAGAAAAAACATCCTTTATTCTTTCTCCGTCATTACTAGCCAAATTTGAAAGTTCTTGAGTTGTACTATCACCTGTTGGGATATAGACAGTCAATAAGCCTGTCTGGATAGAACTATCAATCGGGCTACTCAGCCTCAAGTACTCATTGCTTGAGTCCACACTGAGTACTTTTCCAAAGTTAGTTTTGTTACTTTTTAATTCATCCTCTACTATAATTAAATCTCCGGGTTGGCAAAGCAAAGCTTCTAACCCTGTATTAAATGCAACCTTTTGATTCTCCTTTACGGTCCTGTAGACAAGATGCTGACCTATTCTCCTAGCCATAGCTTTGGAGGTAACGCCCAAGGCGTCTATTCTATTTTTGAAAACACCTCTGTTACGTATATCTTCAGCATCTTCTACTACCTCAATCTTTGGAACAAAATCCTCAAACCTGTCCAAGTAGCCAACCTCGACAGTGTTAAACTGCTGATCCCTTCTTAGGTTTGCGTAGTTAAACAATCCGTCTTTTACATTTATATTATTGAATAACGCTATAGGCTCTTTCACCCTTTCGTCAGCGAAAGAAACTTCTGCACTTCTAAAAAAAGTTTTACCTCTAAACAGACTAGATATTGTTTGCACCGCATCATAAATTTTCTCATTATTATTGAATAATATATTGCAAGAAAACCTAGGCTCTAAGCCACCCCTACCGTCTGGTACACCAACAAAATTTCCATTGTCATCCACAGCATCGCAAAACCTACCTATCTTATACAATTCCCACTTGTTCACTTCGTCCTCTGAAATATGCTGACCAAACCCATACCTAGGGTTTGTTAAAAGGTCAAAGACTATCCAAGCTGGGTTGTCGGTCCACCCCTCTACAAAAGTTCCATTCCAATCACCATCATAAACCAACTTATCATTTTGACTCAAACTGTCTAATTCAGTCTTTTTATCGTGATACCTCTTATCTGTTTTTAAAGAGTCGTCTCTTGTCGGGTGGTAATTGCTGGGGATCAATACCCTTTTCAACCTAGCATCAAACCTTCTTTCCGGTATGCTAGAAAACTGTCTTGAGTCCAACTTAGTGCCTATTATAGCGGAGTAAGGGTAGCGCAAATTACATTTTAATATTTCCGTTACCTTATAAAGGGAAACATCTTTGCTTATTAATATGGAAAATGTTTCAGTAGATAACTTGGTTACTCTTACGTATCTTTTCTCAGACACGCTTTCTATACTGTCTGTCGTGTTAACCTGCTTTACAGGTGGAAGTTTAAATGGTTCTGAGACTGGGTTCTCTATACTACCCCCGTCAACTAATTGCAAATACTCAAAGTCTGAATATTGGCCTGTTGAGTGAGCGTTCCCAATGTCTATCAAGGTGGTTCCTTCTATAACAGCAGCCATTCTGTACCTTCTAGTATCTTTAGGTACTTCTGTGCCATCTGTTTTTATCAACCCGACTTCAACCTCAAAATTTACAACTGCTGGTATTTTATCTCCAGCTTTTATAGCTTTATCACTTTCAGGATTTCTATCTCTTTCGTTAGTGTCAAATAGAGCATCAACCTGCAATGTTATAAAAACCTCTTCTACATTAGGGTTGTATATCACATGAGTAACAGAAACTGCTTCTTCGTCTAAGTTATTGGCTGAATTAGTTGAATTCCAATCTGTAAAACTTCTATTTGCAGTGCCTTTTCCATCCCTTAGGTTGTCATTGCTACCTTCTGAGTCTGGCAGTAGATCGCCGTCAGTATCAGAAGTATAAAACATAAAATCTGCATCATCTTTTTTTAAATCCTCTGGCTTATCTCCAGACTGGACCCTTAACCTTTGCACCTCCCCATTGAGTCGGTAAGGGCCATAAAGCCTTTCGTTTATATTTTTATCAATAAAAACTTCGTTAAAATAACGAAATGGTAATTGTGATGATTCACCAAGCCTCTCTTCAACTAAAACGTTAGAATAGTTGTACTTTACAGTAGAGTTCTGGTCAAGAATGTCAGTTGGGTTTTCAAAAAGTTTAAAACCGTTTAAGTTTTTAAAGAAATCCATTGCAGACTCACCGACTTGGATAGCTTTATTCTTGTAAGATTTTGGTAAATCGTCAGATTCAGTGTCGTCTGTCAATACAACATAAATACCTATAACACTTCCATTCGTTACACCGCCAGAATCTAAAACAGGGATAAGTAAGTTGACCACTCTATTTCTTGTAGCTAGTGGATTCTCTGAAGTGGTAGAACTTACAGGCTGAATTGAAACGCTAGATTGGGTTATTGTCCTGCTGCTTTGAATTGAGAAGTCGTCTGAAAAGAGAACTATAGCCCCACCTTTGTCGTAACTTCTTAATTTGCCAAAAATCTTTTTAAGAAAATAAAGTTCCCTACTAGATTCTGAAACTTGCGACTGCCAATTCTGGCCAAAGTTGATCCTCATAGCCCTATCTATGGAAACTCTCATCGGGTGACCCTCTGGGTAGTTTGTTGTATCATCCCAGATGTCCAACAAATCTGATAACAGCTTTCTACTATTTGTATCTGCAAAGGTCTTTAAAGCTTGGCTTCTCGCATTTTGAACTTCACCCACACTTGAAAAACCAGTTTCGCCAAACTGAACAACCCTATGGTTAACAACCCCACCTTCTTTTTCAGACCTGATAGGTCTAGAGGCGAAAACCAATGCTATATCATTGTTGACATCAGAAGATACATGTATTTGTAAATATCCATTTGTTACCAATCCACCTTTGCCTGTTATTGCAGAAGTGAATTGAGATGTGGCTAAGTACCTGAAAGTACTCAAACCTTGGACAACATTATACAACCTCTGCACAGGCTTTTTATTACTGTAATCAGATGCGTGATGAATAAATACACCCTCCCCCCCTCTTTCATTCTCTATAGTGTTAAAGAAAGATTTGCTAGCTAGCGCTGCAGTTGTATCAAATATTTCAGATCCACCACTTGATATTTTTTTGAAATCGGAATCAATGTCTGCATCCAGCACCTTAGAATTATTGGAAACCTGAACTGGTGTTCCGTTTAAGTAGACACCCTGTGATAAGTTCTGGGGGTCAAGCAGGGAGCCTTTTTTATTTACCAAGCCCTCAATAGGCCCGTCTGATATAAGATCTAGGTTCTCCACATAACTAAAAGAAGAAGCAAATTGGAAATCCCCAATAGCAGGTGGCCTTAAAGTCGCTGGTTTAACTTTGGGTTTACTACCGAACAAACCACCTCTTAGATTTATTTTTTTTTCTAGATGTTTCATTATGCAGTGTCTACCTTGTTAGATTTTACTTCAGCCTCAGGTGAATCAATAATAGTTAATTGATTGGATGTCATAACCTTGGACGACTCTATAGATTGTGGGAAAGATTTAACAGAGCTTTGCACTATCTGGGAGCCTACCTTCAACCTACCGTAACCTATAGGTATTGGGCTACCTTGACTCGCTATGTTTGCATTCCCTCCTTGGAAAAGTAAGGAGCCTTTGGTGCTTCCCACTGTCGCCTCCCCACCATCCAATGTTCCGGGGTCCATTAGAGCGTAACTTATAACCACTTGAGCAACCGCAATAAGTATTGCTTCTAGGAGTGGTAGCCCAGCGCCGACTATTACAGGCACCAAATCTATCTGCTTAGGGTTCTTGCTATTCAAGAATGACTCCTTGTTCATCCTTTTTCGGTCTACTAGAATATCGTAAATAAAACCCTCCTTCTGCAGATCCACTACTCTTCTCCTGAACCCAGAACGATTGCAATCTATAGCTTTTATGACATCTCTCGGCTTGGAGATCTCCATATTGAAGATTTCCCCATACTCTTTAGCCAGTATGCCATGTAGTTTAATTTTGGTCATTGCAATCCTTTACCCTGTTAAGTATACTTACATCTAAATCCATGTTTTTAGGCTTATAAATATGAATTTTTTTAGTTTCCAAGCTATAGATCAAGAAAGGGTCACAGCAACTCTCTGCCATTTTAATGTCAAACTTAGAAGGTTGCTCACTCCCCTCTATATGGCTATGGTAAATAGCCACCATTTCACACTTATCTTTGAACAATAGATAGTCGATAGGATCTATCATAAAGTATTTAGAAGGATCTTCTGATATGTTGTCTTGTTGACTAACGACATACTTGTTTGAAGACCTATCGTAACCCAAAAAACCACAAATCTCTATATATTCGTTAGATTCGCATATTTTCTTTATGGTTTTTAAAGCTTGTTCTTCATTCATTGTTGGGAAGGTCTTGGGTTGTAGTCATACCCATCTGTCCCCGGAAACCCTCCGAAAGGCAAAAAGAAGTACTCCTGTGTGCTTTCTACAAAATCTGTAGTTTCATTAATATAGCTAACTGTCTCGAAATTATCAGATCTCAAATCTCCATAACCAGTAAGATGCAGGTTGTGAGAAGAGCTGTCTAAAAGTCCGGTTTCTGAACCTAAAGCTCCTGTATTCATATCATACCAAGCTACTAAACCACCTGCACCAGCTTCCCCAGTTAGTGTAGCTAATTCCCCAGTACACTGAGAATACTCCAGAGGCATAAACACATCCTTGAATGGAGCATCCCTAGACACATTTGTCTTTCTTAGTTTTGTCAGCTCATCAGTTGTTAAAGCCCGGTCCCAAACACAAACTTGAGCGATATCACCCATAAAGGACACATTGTGGCGAGGCGCTGTTCCAATTTGTTGAAGCTCGAACAAAGAAAAGAAATCTGGCGTATTGTCAGATGTGCTTACAACACCTTGGGCTTTTTGTTTTATAGTGTCATTCCAAGAGTGAATCAACTGTTCTTTGTTCCAAACAATGGAGGCAAAACCAAAGACGTTTTCTTTTCGAGTTTCTTCTCCAAAAGATTCACTCAAAACGTTCTTTACACCCTTTTGGTAGTAGTATAAAGGTGAAGTCTTTTTTGTTGTGTTCTGGACCCTATTGATTTGGCCATCGTGACTAGAAGAGAATATGGTCTTTATTGAGTCCTGCGATTTTGTATTTCTTAACCAAAAGGTTATGCTAAAGGCTTTTGCGTTTGAGTTTTGGAAGGTCAAGACTGAATTAGCACTAGTAAATAAACTAGCTGCACTAGCAAACTGAATACCGACAGGGCTTGACTCTGACCTCTCTTTAAATGAAACATATTTCAAATCTTGTGATGCCGCACCAACGAACTTTTGGTAAGTCTTTGTATCGCTAAACCTTCTTTTACAGGACTGTATGCTTTTGCTACAGTTATCCTGCTGCCAATAACTAGGATTATTCTCTGGAAACTGGGGGTTTGTTGAGCTATGCGCTTGAACACACACGTACCAAGTCCTAAAGTAAATTGGCAGTCCGTTCTTGTCCCTATCTATTATTAATTTTTTGTTCTCAAGGTAACAGGCTGTAAGCTTGTTATCATCACCATTGCGTGTCACAAAATACTGATTGTTTGCGTTGTATTCAAAACGGGAAGTGTTAAAATCATCTTGTATATCAACATCTACAATATTACCACTTGGGTCTTTAAAAGGTTCCGCAGTTGCTGTTTCTACAGGTTTACCTTGGTATCCGCAACCTAACCCCCTGTATTGCCAATAACAATACTTAGCATTTACCGTTCTTTGATTTACATCAAAATTGTCTAAATCTGTTGGTAAATTCAACTCAAACTCCACATAATTGAAGTTCTCTAGTACCTTTTGCCCTATTAAATACTTCTCCTCTGTGATTTCTGCATTCCCATCTGCGACACCGAAAGGGTTGCCGCCATCAAAGTTAATATCATCTAAGTGCTTCACAAACACTTTTTTTCTGTATATTACGGCATTTTTAAGATCTGAGTACTGTTGCAACAACACAGTGATTATCTTATCTGTATTAGCTATTCTAATCTTCGGCCTAGGTAAAGTCCCGTCTCCAAAGATGCCAAAACCCTCCGTATCTACAGCTAAAGGCATATATTGTAAACCGTTCCAAACTATAGGGTTTTTGAATACAGAACCCGGATGAAAGGTGTAGAATTTACTAGGTTCGTTTTTAAAATCAGGGTATAACAAAAAAAGCTCCAGAACCGCCGTGGGTTGTAGATCTAATAAACTTTTCGCTGCCTTATTCCTTCCTTCAGATGCCATGTCTTATTTTACACTTATTCTTATGTTATAATAAAAATAAATACTGATTACTCCAAAAAATCGTTGACAAATAGGAGATTTCTTTGATTATTATAAAACTATGCAGACCACTTTTAAAGTTATAGGAACAAGCTCCTTAAGTAGTAGGTTGCAAGGGAAAATAGCGACTTGCGAAGATTTCAAAATGTCAACAGGCGTCTCTTGTGTGCAAGCTTTAGATATTGAGGGTAAAATATACCTACTAGACACTAAGTCTGCACACTTTGTGGGCGAAAAAGCCTTTCTTCATGGGCTTATATCTGATGACGAATCATTTGTAGCCAAAGTAACATTAGAATTCAAACAGTAAAATGAACCAAGAACTAACAAGGTATAGGGTGTATGACAAAAAGGGTCAGTACCACCACTCATATATTTCAGAAGAAGATGCCATCACCTGTGCTAAACACGTAATGGGTTCCGTTAAAATTATAGAAAACGATTCAGAAAAAGAAGTTTTCGTTGTAAGTAAGAAAAAGAAATGATCTCTATAATAAAAGCATTGACCCAAAGCCTTAGACTTTACCTTGAGTTGAGGAATAGGTTGGCGTTTTTTGAGATAAAAAATAACCATAGAAGGATAAAAAATGAACTCATTAATGAAATTGAAGAACTACGGGCTGCTGGTGATAGCAACTCCTCTGATCGGGCTGACCTCTTGCGGAAGCGGCTCAAGTCCGAAAACGACGACTTTGAACATATATCAACCGTCTTCATTAAAGCTCAAGGCGGGGGCTCCAATTCAGACTCAGGAGGGGGTATACACTCCTCCAACTGATGAGATATGGCACTCTGACGCTCGATACAGGAAGCTAGAAAGAGAACTTTTCGATTAAAAAAGAAACGGCATCCGTAAGGGGTGCCGTTTTTGTTTATTTATAAGCGCTTTTTTTTATTCAAAAGCAATATTATCGGTATGGCACTTAGAAGAATAAAGTGGGCTTCTGGGATGGCTGTCCCTGTGGTGCCGTTAAACTTCAGTATATCAGGGTTTTGCGAGAATGATATGCCATTTAAATAAATGTCATCGCCCTGTTCTGAAAACTTTTCTAATGAACTTAAAGTAAGTTGAGCATTTGGGGCTAAGTTGACGATTGATCTTTCAGTTTGACTATTTATTGAAGCCCCAGCTCCTCGTAGAGTTAAACTACTAGTTGAATCTACGTTTATTTCTAGCCCTATCGCAGAGAACATAGCGTTCATACTAGACCCTTCAGTGATATTTAAAGTAGAATAAACATTATCATCATCATTTACGCCAGTAAAACCATTGTTGTTTAGAAAGGTAAAATCCGTAGATTTTAATGTTACTGAAAATCCATCGGCGATTTCAATGTGTGAATAAGCGGGGCTATCTTCGATTATAAAGGCATCTGTTATGCTTAATATATTGGCAATAGGCGAATCTCTGTCTAATTCCAGAGAATCTGATTGGGAAAAATCCCAGTTTGGAGTGTCATAAAAATCATAAATCTCTGCTTCATCTGCGTCCCAAGTGATAACCATATCTAATTTTTTATCTTCACTTTCAGATATGTCTATAATGTCCTCATTGCTAATCTGGATAGGTCTTTCTGGATTAATTAGAGGATTAATATTGGGGTCTCCTATTGGATCCAATATAATTATATTACCTTCTACAGCGGATACAACAGCAGATTTAGCTACAGAAATAATTGAAAATAAAGTTATGAGTGTGCGTTTCATTTCTTCTTTTTGAGTATAAAGTTTTTTAGTTTGGTCAAGTTACCTGTCAACTTACCCAATAACCTACCCAACTTGCTTTCTTCAGGGACGATATAGGAAAGAGTACCCAATAAACCGATGATTGAAATAATGAACTCAGGCATGGACCCCATATAAGGGGCAAGTATTTTATCAAATAAATCTTGCATAATAATTATTTTTTAATCATATTAGGAAGTTTTATGACATCAGGGACTTGAGTAACCTGATCATCTTCTTCTAGTTCGAATGTTTCTTCTGGGTTCTCTATATCTGTTTTTTTCTTTTCACCCTCTTCAGGCTGTTCTTCAGGCTCCCCCTCTTCAGATTCTTCCTCCACTTCTTCTTGCTCTTCTTCCTCTTTTTCCTCTTCTTCAGGTTCCTCTTCTTCTTCAGGTTCCTCTTCTTCTTCAGATTCCTCTTCTTCTTCAGACTCTTCTTCCACTTGCTCCTCTTCGGACTCCTCTTCGGACTCCTCTTCGGATTCTTCTTCGGATTCTTCTTCGGATTCTTCTGTCTCCTCTCCTTCAGTTTCTTCTTCAGTTTCTACAGAATCCTCTTCTTTAACAGCTTCTCCTTCGCCTTCCTCATTATTTTCTTCTGTAGGTTCGCCCTCGTTTCCTTCAGCTTCGTCAGATGCTTCACCCTCCCCCTCTTCACCAACAGACCCTTCATCTTCTCCCTCTTCTCCTCCTTCGTAACCTTCTTCAGACGTACCTACAACATCTCCATAACCCTTTTCAGCGTATTCTACAATCGCTTCGGTAACACCACCAAAAGGTTGGAACCCAATTGTCGTCTCAGTAAAATCATTTAAATTAGAAAATATCTGGTGTTCCTGCTCTGCTACAACAGCTATTTCAGTACCTTTTTCTTTTGTTGTTTTTGCTTGGAAGTAAGCTCCACTGCCTATGGACATAGTTCCAGCGACCCCAATTGTTCCTACTTTTTGTACCGTCTCTTGTACAAAAGCACTTAAACCAGTAGCGGCACTTGCTGTTTGGGTTGTTGCTCCAGCAGCGGCTACAGCAGCAGTACCTTTTGCAGCTTTATCTAGAATATCTTTATTTTTCTCAGCTATTTCACTGAGTTTATCCATAGTGGAGGTCTCAGGAGTTTCAGATTTGACTTCCTGACTTTTACCCTTTTTAACTTTTACCTCTTCTTCCCCAGCTTCTTCTTGCGAAAGTTCTTCTTCAACAACCTCGTCTTCTACTTCGGCACCACATTCCTCGCAAACACATTGTTTGCTCTGCTCCTCTCCCAACTTCTGCAGCAAAGCCCATGCAGTCTCTCTAGCGTGACGGTCCAGATCGGATATGATATCATTATCCTCTGGATTACAATATTTTTTTGCAAAAGCTATCGCCTCCGCAAGATTTTTGCGATTTTCCCCGTCCATGTCCATATTAACTTACACATTAATTTGTTTTTAAGTGTAATATATTTTACATGGATTTTAAAAATATAATCGGGGAATTCTTCAATGGTGGATGGTTAATACCCCTGATTGGAGCTTCAGGGATGGTAGCAAGGATGCTGACTTATAAAGGGGAATATTCATTAAAAACATTCATAAGGAATGTTATTGCTGCAGCAATACTGTCCGGCATACTCTGGTTTGTGCTTCAAGACGCCCCTATAAGCGACTTTATAAAAGCAGTATCTTACGGGGTTATCGGGGTTGTGGCCCCAGAAATCATAAATGGGATTATTGCACTAGCCAAAAAGTTTGAGAAGAACCCAGATAAGTTTATTAAAAAATAATAAATTTAATCCTCTGTGATCCTAAACATTTGGAAGTGTGGCATAGAACCTTGCTGGTATTTGTTTTTAAATATGCAAACAGGTATCTTCTTTCCTTCAAACTCTACAACCCCCGAAAGGAAATGGTTATCTCCTTTTGTCTTTACCCAAAAAGCACCCATTTTATTTTTCGCCCAACGACTTAAAGAATTCTTCTGTGGTTTTAAGAAACTCTTTTCTAGCTGGACCTGAGAGACTTTTATATTGTTTTTTGAATCTCCTATAATTTCTTCTTGATATTTCATCGTTCGTGTTTAATATTAATTTTCTAATTTGTTTGGACTTTTTATTGTTCATAATTTAGCTATGTAAGTTTCACTATCTTTTAAGAAGCCGAGTCTACTGTAAAGACTCTTGACTTTATCTTTATTAGGTGATTTTTCGGAGCAACCCATCTGTATGAACTCAAACCCATTGTCTCTAGCAAATTTTATTGCTGTAGCCAAAAGCTTATAACCTGCCCTAGGATTGGAAGACAACCAAATGTACTCAGAGAACATCTCTACTCCATGTCTGGGATCCTTGTTCTTCAAAAAAATTATAGCCGCATCATAACTACCTGAATTGTTCATGTTGGCCCACACAAAAACTTTTGAGGTTAGAACCCGACTGTGGCCAAAAGCCTTCTTTATAGAGTCCACCCCATTCGGCAACAGGTAATGATAGTTTTTGTCTTCACCCTCCAAGTCAAGAGCTTTCGTCAGGTCGTCCACAGCCTGACAAAAGTCCTCCCCGTTAGCTAGCCTTTTTATCACTTTGCTATGACTGCAATAAGCTTCCTAACCTCTTTCACAGGAATATCGTTAAAGGAACCCCAATCTTTTACGTCCTCATTAACATACTTCTCTTCTTTCCAAAGGATCCGTAGTAAATCTTTAAACCCATCGAAATTGGTCACCTCATGCTTATCCCTAAGATATTTCTCTAGTAAACCCTTGGGTGTTGTAGTCGCTGCTGAGACAGTAAAGCTTGAGTCGCTTGAGCTTTGTATAACCTTAGATCCCTTAGACTTGTCTATTTCGTCAGCGCCAACGATATGAATGTTAAGGAAGTTCCTCACACACCTGACAAAAGCCCTGTTACATGCGATGGTCTCAAGGAATTTGGACGCAAAAGAATCTGTGTTGTCCAGACTTGCATTCGCCACGTCTGTATAAGTTGTCGCACATGACTCATAATTCCCATCCCATTCAATTGTGCATTTGGCTGTTACGTAACCATCTGAGATATTCTCTACCTCAAAATCCACAGAACTGTAACCTCTCATCTTAGCCAATTCTTTTATGCCACCAAGCATAATCAATAACTGGTTATCTCTCAAACCTTCTGTAGAGTCAGGAACAGTTTTGTTTCTAGTTGTAAACCAGTCTCTATTAGGGTAAAGGAAGTCAGGTTTTATCATAGACCTCCAATCAATAGACCCATCCTCATTAAACACATAATCTTGGTTCTTCAGCAAGCCGTGATTGTCTCTCTGGTAAATATCCGGTCCAAAAACCTTCTTCGCAGCAGCTTTCTTAACTACCTTTTTCGCTGTTTTCTTTTTGCTCATAAATGTAAAAATGGTCTAGTTCGTCCCAATATTCTGGAGTATCCAACACATTGTTATCGTTGTCAAGACCTTTCTTGTAGTGAGCATAGCTAAGATATTTTTTATCCGCCTCAAGAATATATTTGTTCGTCGAAAACTTGCAAGAATCAGGAATCTCTATCCTCTCGGCCTCTTCATATCTAGGGTGGACTTCTACATCGAAGTACTTGTTACGCAACGGTCCTAAATCACTATCCTTGTTTGCTAGAAGAACCAACCTTATATTCCAAGAAGACAGTATATCAAAATACTCCTTAGGAATATCTTCTGTATCACTGTCTAAAGCAAACATTAGAGTTTTTACGTTTTCTTTAAACATTTTTAAAATATCTGGCTGTATTAAACCTTCGGAAATTATTGTCACACGGTGATTCAAACAGTAGTACATAAAAGCCTCTTCTTCAAACCCATAATCCGCCCTCAGGTATATTTCTTTTGGTAAACCCTCAATAATTTCAGTTGGAACAACCTCTATTATTTTTTGATTATAGTGAACTCCCACATGAAGCGTGGTTATGTTTGAAGGTACCTTGCCGCCGAGCAGTTTAATAACCGAATTAGCGACTTTTTCTGGCTTGATTTTATTGATACTGTCTTTTGGATCACGATCAGAATAACATGGTTTTACATCCCAATCAGGCTCTAGACAAACACACTGTTGTTTTTTAGACCAATAGGGTTTTGTTACATTGGCATAGCTATTTCCAAACAGACTCACAGTTTTTACACCTATAGAGCTTGCATACTGGGCCAAATAGTCGTCAGACCCTAGATACAGCATAGATTTAGATATCAAGTAAGAAATGTTCTTGAAGTTACTAGTTATGTGTTTGTTCACGCCTAGTATAGGCTTATCTCCACCCACCTGCAAAACTTTTATGTTTTTCTCCTGAAGGAACTTCACAAGTAAACTAAAAACCAAAGGGTAATTCCTGTAAGACTTTGAAGCAACTGATGTGTCCCCATTAATAATGATATAATTATCAAAATCAATCGGAAAAAAATGTGGAACTACTACAGGTCTACCTATTTTAACACCCAAGTTTTTTGCATACTCTTCTACTAAATGAGACATTACCTTAAAGAAAATTGATTTTTACTTAACCCGTTATGGATATAACAAGGATTTTTTTGGGTTGTTATATTGGGATAAAACACCATGTCAAATAAACCTTTTTCTGACCCTCTGCCCTCTAGAGCAAATGTATTTTCCAACTGCTGCGTATAAGGAAGGAGTTTATGAAGATTTTGGTTGTCTTCAATAAATTCAAAATACTCAACCTTTGTGAAAACGTATATGTTGTAATCCTTGTAGTTGTTTTTTAACTGCTTAAGTAGAGAATTTACCAATAGCACATCTGTCTCTGACTCCGGTATAATAACGGCAATCCTGCTACCCTCGTCATCACTTAGCAAATCCCCTAAACTAGGTTTACTACTCTGGGTGTTGTGGTTCTGAGCGACTCTTTTAAAGTGAGTTACTAGATCATCAGACTTCATACCTTTCGCCAGTTTATCTTTCCAGTGCTTAAACCCTTTACTGTTTCTATCCACATCTTCATCCACAACATTCTTATAAAGGTCAATTATAAACTCATCTGAATTCAAACCTTCTGGAGGGCTGTAATCGGCATTCATGAGTTTTTTAGTAGTGTCGTAATCGTAGTCAACTTCGGGCATGTTATCTATAATAGACTCCAACTGTTTACCGATTACTTCAACAGAAAAATTATCAACAACCCACTGTCGAGACTTTTTACCCATTTCCAACTTATCCTTTTCTGACATGTTGTAAACATGACTAAGCATAGTAGAAATATGCTTCGGGTCTGTACTAGCTTTGATAAACTGAGTCCCCGGCTCCCTATACTCATTCCAGTTCAAAGGGAAGCCCCCACTTTCCTCAGAGCAACTATCTTCACCGCAAGAATAATTGGTGACTAACGTAACAAGTTCTGTAAGTTTGGCCTCTTGAATAGGTATCTCTTGACCACCACTTGTAAAAGGGTGACAGTAAACGTCCATCAGGTTGTAAATCTCATTTAACTGCTGTTCAGTAACACCCTTTTTAGTATTTGTCGTATTTACTGTTTTTTTCGACCCGCAAGACGGACAATCAGTCTGCTGACCTTTAAAGGGACTGATATAATAAGTACCACAAGACTCACACACGTAAGTAGTTAGAACATCTATACTAGCTATACCCTTCTCATCTATTAATTTTTTAATGTCCCAACCTTCTCCCCAGTGAGTATGCAAGAGTAATTTAGCTTTTGAATCTGGATTTTCATCTTTAAACTGCCTAAAGGCTTCAAGTAGGTTAGGGACAGACTTCCTCAACTGATTTCGGAAGACAAAACCAATAATAAACTCGTCATTTAGTCTATGGTGGTCCCTAAGCTCCGCCCTATCTTCATCTGGTATTCTGTAGAAGTTTTTAGTATCAAGAGACCCTCTTAGTGTTTTAACATGGTTGTAACCCATTTCATTCATAGCTCTCTCTGCGAAACTAGCCCAGACAAAGTAGTTTTTTATCTTTGGGGCGTACTCTACAGCCTGAGGTAAGATTGGAAGACTATCTAGTGTTGTCCACACCATGCAATTAACCTTATTCCACCAAGGTTTTTGATGAAAATTATTAAAGGCCCAGATGTCCTCTATGCCAATATAAACGTCAGGTTTGAACTCCTCCACAGCTTTATCGACTAAACTAAAACCATAGCCCTCTGCCCTCCTTGATTTAGCATCTAAAGCAGCTAAGCTTTGAGAACTAGGGTTAGCACCTCTACACTCCCAAGGCACTAGCTTGGTCCTAGGCTCCCCCCACTGCAAACCATTAGCTAACTCAAACAATTCATACTTCCCAGTATCGTATAGATACCTAAGTATATTTTTTTTGTTTTTACCGAACCCGGTAAAAGCTTTGCAAAAATTAGAATGAATTAATACCTTCTTTTTCATGAACGAGACTTTAATTCTTCATTCTTATTGAAACGATAAGCGTATAACTCCTGAAGAGAGAACCTGAAAAACTCTAGCAGACAATAAGCTTCTGACATTTCGACACCAATTCCAAACTTATTAGTAGAGTTTCTTACGATACCGAACGAAAAAGCATTAGGTCTTCCATCCCTCTTCCAAGGCTTAAAAGATATTTGTGTCTTATTATCCTCAAAAGAATGGTACGCCGAAAACTCTGTATAGTTTTCTATGGCGTTTATCAAACCACCTATTTCCACCTCATTAAGTTTTATAGACACAGAAGTTTCTGGATTCTTAGCGTTCTTAGCGAAAGACCCAGTCCTCTTTGACTGGTCCCAAGAATACTGCCTGACAGCCCTTACATACACACAAGGTTCTCCTGTCTGTACAACACTCCCAAGGTCACAACTAAAAGCGCACCCTGTGTTTCTAGGGTTGGGTTTATAGAGCTTTACAATCATACAAGATAATATGTATTACGGGGACTAATTCTAAATTTTTAGTGTATATATGGGTATGGACAATTTTGATATCGACCCCGACATGGTAAAGAGTATTAGAGAAAAATTCGGCATAAGTAAAGACACCTTTAGGCAAAGAGCAGACTTTATGGTCAAGTCCAAGAAAAACAAGGAGGATGTAGAAAAACTACTCCAATTAATAAAGCAGCTGAGAGATGAAGAGTCTAGCTGTTAGGACCATCTTCTAGCACAGGCTCTGTGATATTCTTCCTGATAAACTCCCTGTTCTCTTTAAAAGCAGGTATTTTACACATCCTCTCGTAAGAGAGAGAAAACTCGTCAATAATCCTGACTATTTCATAGACCCTTTGGGACTCATAAAGGTACACTTCCTTAAGGTACCTGATCAAATAAGAGATACATTTTTTTCTTAACTCTACTTCATAGAAAAGATCGTAAAGAGGCTTGTCGTAATTCACCCCCAAGCTACTGCAGAATTTTTTCACAACATCTATCTCCACCAGAGGGCTAAGGCCAAAGGAAAGGGTTATATCTGAAATGTCCGAAAACACATGGCCTTTACACAGGTTTCTAAGATCATCAAATTGAACCCCTTCTCTACTAACGAACACATTGCTAGGTGTTGCGCCACCTAATATCAGCCCTGTTTTTACGTCTGGGAGTTTTGATTTTAGGGAGTTGATCTCTTTTTTTAAGCAGGAAATCAACTTTTCTATCTTGGAGAAGTCTGAGTTTGCATCTATGGCTTTAATCTGCTCGTCACCAAATATGTCCCTCATATTATTATCCTTGACGAACTGATTGTTTAAACCTTTGTAAGTTAACCTTCCTACACTCTGCCCATGCAAGTTCTTGTAAGCTTCTAAGAATGAATCTATCTCTGTGGAGATATGTGAACGGCCAACCTCCATTATAGGCTCGCCGTTATGGAATTTACACAATAGGTAAAGTATCTTCTCTCCAACCTCTACAACACCCCCGTCTATGTACTCAGGTGTGTTTGGTGTGTTCAGTCTCTTAGAGTTCTGGGTTTCTTTTAAAAGGTTTTTGTTATCATAATCATAGGAAAACTTCAGAGATAGCGCCCCACCCTTTGTAAAGATGCGGTACATATCGTAATCTTCTGAAGAATCTATCGAGTCCAACCTAGTGATATCTACGCTGACGTTAGAGTTAGAAAGGATCCTATTGATAAACTCCATTTCTACGTTAGATGGTTGGCTTGGTATAGGCATTGTATACAACCTACCATTATATATAGAGCTAATCTTCATATCTTATGATAAAGAAATCCCGCCCCCTTTCAAAGGGACGGGATAACACGAACACAACGATAATATAGGCTAAGAAATGCGACCGAAAATTCTAGACCCTGAACGGACCCCTGTGATACTCGTTTTAGAGAATCGACGGGTTCGATTGTAGTTGCGGTCATACACTACAATAGTTTTATCTGTTTCAGATTGAAGCTGAGCGTTAAGTGATTCGCCCTGCTTGGTGTAAAGACCAAAGAAGCGACCTTTGGAATTTCTGATTGCTTTTAATACTGTCTTACTCATCTAGTTTAGATTAGTATACTTTGATATCTTTGTCAACAACTTTTAATGATATTTTTTCCACATTTTTATTTTCTATCACAAACCTAGCTATCGGAGTCTGTAAAAGTTTCTTTACAATGACTTTTACATTCCTAGCATGTAATTTTTCAGTTTTTATTTTATTTAAAATAAATTTATTGACTGTCTTCCGTGTCTTCAACGAGATGTTCTTTTCTCTAAGTCTATCCGCTATGAATGAAATCTCCTTGCCCACTATA